CCCGCGTAGTGCCATAGCCGATGGTCCAGACACCCACCGAGTCCTGATAGGCGGACAAGCGCAGGCCCTCGAACGATTTGATGAGGTCTATGCCTCGTTGGGAAGTACGCATTTACGGGTCTCCAGAAACGACGAAGCCCGCTCAATGGCGGGCCTATCTTCGTCGGAAAGGTGTTCGGGTCAGCTACCGGCCAGGATCACCACCAGCACGGCCATGCTCCCATTCAAAATGGGTAGTCTACACGCCGCCCGCCTCCGGCAGCGGATACCTGGCCTTGATCTCCTCGACCTTGGCGATCCAGGCAGAGTAGTTCGGCTCGGTGCCTGCCTTGATCGCATCGAATTCAGCCTCGGTCTTGAGCGGGTCACTCTCCAGGCGGTAGGCATTCGCCCGCGCCGCGGTTGCGGCATCGTACTCAGCCTGCCAGCGTTCTTGCGCCTGCTGTTCAGCGGTCTTTACCTGGCCCCAGTCGATCATCGCGGTAACTCCACCGGGCCGTCGGCCTCGATCAGCAACGGTTCAGGGAAGCGAGCAGCGGCACTGGCATCAGCGGCCAGCGGGAACCGCAGGGTTAGTTCCAGCCGTCCATCCCTTCGCGCCACAGGACCAGCGAATAACTCCGATCCAATGGCCTCGGTCGGCAACTCGCCGCCCTCCGGGAGCGGAGTGAAGTCGAACGCCTGGCCGTTCACGGTGAGTACATCGCCAGCCCTGCTCAGCACTAAGCGCTCGCCGCTTCCCGGTAACGGAACGTACGGCGACAACTTGATAATCATCAGAACCACCTCCCCGTAGCAATGTAACCCGGCAGCAATGCCGCAAGCGCAGATTTGCTCGCAAAACCGTACCACTCACAACTTGACGCGCTCGCCCAGTATACAGCTCCCCAACCGCGCCCAGAGTATCCGGTATTTCTGATCGTAGCGTCGGAGACTACTGGCGCGCTAACGAACGCAGCCGGGAACGTCAGAGCCGTGCCGCCTGGAGTTACGAACAGGATTCCGGATTCGTTGGTTACGGAGGTTACGTCTACCGCAGCAGCGTACCGGTGCCAGCATATTTGCGTCCCATCCGCGAACCGCACATACTCACCGTTCGCATTACTACCCCGCTGGATCACCGCGCCGGTCGGTACGCCGCTCGACTGCGAAACGGCGCCGAGGATGCTGTCTCGAGAGTACAGCGCGCCCGAACTACCGAGCGCCTCCCGTACCGCCGCACTGCCGAGGCCGAGATCCCCCCGCGCTGCCGCCGCATTTGCAGAGAGCGCCCAGGGCTTGATCCCCGCCAGGGTTGCCCCCCACTGGTTGGCGATCAGGTTGAATCGATCCGACAGGTCCTTGTCGTAGCCCAGGATCGGCGCCACCGCATAGGCCTGGCCGCTGGCCGTGCTGCCCTGGTAGTTGGGCTTGATCGAAATGACCGTCGAACTGGCGACGTTTGTGACCTCGTACCAACGTCCATCGGGTCCGCGAAATGCATCACCGACCCGGACGTTGGACGAGAACTGTGTGCTGGTACCGGTAACGGTCGGGCTATTTGCGGTCACCGCCACGGTTCCGGTTGAGTACCACGCCATAGAGTTCTCCTGCTATGCAATGGCCAGAAGAGGCCATGGGAAAGGTGTTCGTATTGCGTCTTGCCCAGGTCCGCCGACTTGAACAGTTGCTACAACTGTGTTTCGGGCCGAAGTAACAAACCCAATGGAGCACTCTCCAGTATCACCTTGGGGCGGTTGTGCCTGTACATTGAAATGACTAACCAGAAAATACCCATCGGTCCCATGCGGCCACGGCGCTGACCATGAATGCAGGGTGTAATACCTCAGATAATTGCCATTCGTGCCGTAATAATTCAGCAGCTGGGTACCACTTATGAACCGAACAAGATCCCTATTACTGTCAAACACCACTCTCGACTGATTGTCAAATATTTGCATCCCCCATCCGCCAGTTTTCGGCATGAACACCGCGCATGCCTTCCACTTCCCTCCCAGTACGACACCGCTTGTGTCTCGAAACACCTTCACGTAGAAGCTGAAACCCGTCCAGTTCCCAGCCGAACCAGCATGCTGGAACATCGTTATGTGATGCGACCCATTAGGGCAAAAGAAAACGAACGGCGGGAACGGGCTCTGCACCGGAGATGGGTACAAGACGTTGATGATCTGGGCATTAGTGGCTGGGTAGGTACCAGACGCAACCAGATGCAGACAAGGGTGGTCCTGATCGATTATCACCTGACCGGCATTCCCAACAAACTTCGCACCGAAACTCATGAGAACATCACCGCATATAAAGTGTAATTCGCTGTTACATCACCGGACCAACCAAACGTAATAGTCGAGCCGCTAATGGTATGCCTGGGAATCCAAGATCTAGAATCCGGCGTATTGCAGACGACAAACATGACACCTTTAGAACCGTCGAACCCAGGGACCGTAACTGAAAGTCCCCGAGGAATGTTCCCCAAGTCCCGACGATAGACCATCCTCAATGAGTAATTGTTGCTGTCAAAGAGTATTGAGCCGCCGGCTGAACGTGTTCTCATTCCGTAACTCATACATCAAGATTCCCGATCTGGACTCGAAGCACCAAGTTTCCGTCATACACTTTTATTGCCTCTGCCGTCTGGCGCATAAACCCTCCCGACGTTGCGCTGTTCATTGTGAACGCGCCGCCCTTATCCAACTTCCACAGCGGCTCGCCGTTGGCACCGAGGGCGGTCGACTGAATCACGTTGCCGATCTTCGCGTTGGTGATCGAGCCGTCCTGGATCATCGCGTTGTTGATGAACATCTGGCCGCCGACGATCGAGACCGGCGCCACGGTCTGCCCGCTGGAACTGTTGAACCAGAGGAACCGATCGGCCTGGAACGCCATGGTCGTCACGCTCGTACCGCTGTCGAAGCCCAGTTGCCAGCCAGCGGCGTACTTCTGTCCGTTGGCATGCGCCTGGAGCTTCACGCTGTAGAGCGCCTTGACGTTGCCATCCAGCGAGGTAACCGCTTGAGATGTGGTCTGGATGTTCGCTTCGTTGGCATCGGTGCGCGCGCTGACGGTATCCACCCGCTGCCCCAGTGCGCTGTCCGCGTTGGCGCGGACAGTCTGTTCCGTGCTGATGGCCGAGGCATTGCTCGCGACCTGGCCGGATAGCTGATCCAGCCGTTGGACGGTTACAGCATTGTTCGACGCAACGACCGACTCTACAGTGGCGATCCTGCCCTCCGCCGTCTCGGTCCGCGCCTCCAACAAGCTGGTCCGCTTCGCCTGCGCTTCATCCTCGTTCGCCCGCACGGTGACTTCGGTGGCGGCTCGAGCAATGGTGTCCCAGCCCTTCAGCGCATCGGCCTTCTCTCCGGTCGCCGGCTCCCGGCGGGCGGCAGCCTGCAGAACATCCAGGCTCGAAGCCGCCGCCTCGACCTTGCCGTCGAGCTCGGTGATATCCGCGGTGTTGGTGGCCACCTGCTGGGCCAGGCCGTTGGCCGTCTCGATCGACTGTCCGATGTCGGCCCAGTAGGTCGCGTTCGGCGGCGAGGCGTTGAGCGGCACCGCCTGCTTCGCTTGATACAGCCGGTTGCCAACCCGCACGATATCGTTCTTCGCGTAGGTCTTCGTCGGGTCGTAGGCCAGCACATCGGTCAGATTGTCGATCTGGTCCTGCAGGCCACTGATATCGATCTGCATCTGATCGATGTCGGCGAAGAACTGCTCGCCCAGTGCGGACTCGACGTACTCCTTGGTGATCAGTTCGTTGTACTCGCTCGCATCCGTCGAGCTGATGCCGTCGACCCAGGCCGACCATGGGCCGACGTTGCCGGTCCTGTCGATCAGCCGCCCGCGGAAGGCCAGGCGAGCGCCGGCCGCAAGCGAGGTCAGCGTGTGGGTGTCGGTCGGGTACGAGAACAAGCCCAGGGCAGTTGCATTCTGTTCGCTGCCGCCCGGGGTAACCGACTGTTGGATCTCGGTGTAGGCGGTGTCCGCCGCGCCACTGGCCGGGAATCCCCACTCCAGGCCGATCTTCCACGGTCCGCTGGTGGTACGCAGGAACGCCAGCGCCGGCGGCGCGCCGGTCTTACCGGTGATGTTGGTCAACACCGAGTTCGCCGGGATCGACGACACGTTCATGGAGTTAACGGCGCGCACACGCGCAAGGTATTGGCCGGTGTATACCCCGCGGACCTCGACCATCAGTTCACCCGTACGCGGAACCTTGACCCACTCTCGAGAGCCCCAGCGCCACTCTACGTCGTACGCTACCGCGCCCGGTGCCGCGTCCCAGGCGATGGTCATGATCGTGACCGCCAGGCCTTGCTCGAACGCGATGTGCTGCGAGATCAATACGCGCGCAGGCGGATCTTGCACGCCGGATGGGAGGACGCTGATCGGTCGAGAGTCGATGATCGCCCCGTGATCAATCGCATCAAACTTGCCGGGCTCGTGCTGGATGACCTCAAGCTGAAATTGCTCCCAGCTTGGCCTGGTCACATTCTTGACATAGAACTGCATCAGGGCCAGGTCGTCGTAGTCGATCGCCCACCCGCTCTCAGGGGAAGGCTCTTCGCTGAAGTCGGCCACCACTGTTATGACGCGCCCATCCAGGCCTTGAATCGCTCTGGCTTCCGAGCGCCCGCTGGGCAAGTTGACCCGCAGTCGCGCGCCGAGCGGGATATCCACATCTCGATCAACGGTGATTGCTCGTCCAGACACCGCCGAGATCCTGCCGCCGTTCGCACGACCGGCAAGCATGGGGTCTGCCAGAGCCACCACCTGCCCAGGGCGAGGGATGAATCCATCCAGGCCAACCTTCCAGACGGCACCACGAGTCTGCAATTGCTCAGTCATAAGCGCCCACTGCCCCGCCCGCTGAGCCTGGCCCTGACTGGTGCAGCCAAGAGCCCCGACCGATACCTCCCTGACGATACCGCCAAGCTCGACAATCGCATCCTCGTCGAAGACCGGCTCCTTGTCTGTCTCGAACGCATTGGCAGGATTGTCCCAAGAGACCATCGCCAGCGAATGGCGGTCTCGCGTCCGCGTTCCCGAGTACGCAACCACGCCATCGTTCAGAATCTGCGAAGTGGTGTAGGTGTAAACGGGGTCCTGCGGCATGTCGGCGTTGACAGTGATCTGGCTACCATCCCAGAACGCCAACCCATGAAAGATTGCAGCGAGATCCTGAAGAACGGCATACGCCTCCTCTTGCTTCTGAAGATAGAGGTTGCAAGTGAACCGAGGCTCTTGACCGCCCTTCCCGTCCGGCACCAACTGGTCGCAATACTGCGCAATGCGATAGAGGGCCCAACGGTTGACCATGCTCTGGTCGATGCGCTCGCCCAGGCCGTAATAGGGGTTCAACACCAGGTCATAGAAGACCCAGGCCGGATTGTTGGAATAAGCCTCCTTGAAGGTGCCGTCCCAAACGCCATTCGTGGTACCGGGGCCGCCGGTAAAATAGGTCCGAGTCTCAGGGTCATAGTTCATCGGGACCCGCACGATTCGCCCGCGCATGAGCGCAGAGAACTTCGGAAAGTCACCCCCGAACTGCTGGGCGTCATATTCCACGCAGCCAAGGGCGGTGAGCGGAAACTCCTGGTTGCTGTCGACAACTTCAGCTATCGCAGTCAGCACCATGGTGTCCTGGACCAGAGAGCTGTTCGCCTCCGGCGTGATCCTCCGCACGCGTACCGCCCAGTGCCCTCCTGCCGGCAGGTTGATCCGGTGGGATCGGTAGTAGGTCGTAACGTTCTTCCGGTCGACAAACGTGCTGAGTACAGTCTGGTAAGGAGCACCATCCGTGGCGACATCGATCGCGTACTCAATGCGCACCCCATTGATGTTCCCGGACGAGTCCTGCGCCTGCAGGTTGGGCCAGGACAGGCGCACGCGTACCGCATCCGCCGTAGCGTTCGTGACGGTGTAGATGTAGGGCTGCGTGCTGAGCAAGGTCTGACCCACCGCAATCTCATTGCTGGATTCCGCTACGCCCTCTAGTCGCTCCTGATTTAACTCACCTGGACGAAACTGCCACTTCACGTCGGGGTAGTTCAGCGTGCCGTCTTCTGCCTGGATCGGAGTACCGTCAAGCTTGATCGACTTGAGTCCATTGACTGGCCCAACAATCGGCCCCCAGCTCAGGAGATACACGATCCGAGCAGTGGACAGGGAGGCAACGCCGTTCTGGGCGATGTGCGGCTGCTTCGGCTTGGAACTGCCCCCCTTGCTTCCACGCAAAGGCTGATGGCGCTTTTTGGTCACAACAGACATTTTCGATCTCCAGAAACAAGAAACCCCGCCGAAGCGGGGTCTGGCAGCGGTCGTGCTAGAGCTGGTCTTCCGTGTAAACCCCGCCCGACTCGACGGCGCCGCCGATCTCTCGCTCGCCGTAAAGCACTGGGTATGGGTTTCCCTGAGCAATAGTGGTCATGGCGCCACCGAATCCATAGCTCGGGTTATTCCCATCCTCGTTCTTCGCGGCGGAAGCCTGAGTTGACGGGGCCAGCATCTGGGCAACGCCACCAAGCGCCAGGCCAGCGCCGCCAGCCATCATTGCAACGCCTATTGCCGAGGTGGTACCGAACGTGAAATAGCCCGCAACAACCAACGCCGCCCCCAGGACCGTCTGAAAAATCCCGGAACTCTTGCTGCCTTGGATGACTGGCACGATGCGGATGACCGACTCGCCGGCTCCGGCCAGGTCAAGCTCCTCTTCGCGAAGATTTCGCCGCCCTACGAAAACCGCGAACCGCATCCCGCGCTCTTCTGCGGTTCGCATGAATTTCTCGAAACCATCTACCATGCTGGCCAGGGCAATGGTGGCCTCTCGCGGCCCTGATACATCGAGCACATACTCACGGCCAAATTCACGGCGCAACGCGCCATACAGTCGCACGGTCTTCATTGGGGGAAGTCCTTGTGGCGAAGGATCAGCCGGACCCTGTTGGCCATGGACCAGCCGTAGATTTCACGTGTGGCCGCGCGACCCGCCATGTGGTGATAGATGAACGGACCCGAGCCGCCCAGTGCTGGAGCCTCTTCACTTCGTAAACAAGGATCGGCACCGAGATAGATCGCGGCATGGTTCGGGTGATAACAAGGCCTCCCTGGAGTGGGCACCTGAAACACCAGCATGTCGCCACGGCGCAGGTCGTCAACGCGATAGAAACCGGCACTCTCGTAATTGTCCTCGTACAGGCTCGATCCGTCCTTGACCTCCCACCAAAGGTCCTTGCGCTCGAAGTTCGGCAGCGTCAACCCAGCTTCTCGCTCGTACCAATCCCGGCAGGCGCCCCAACAGTCGAGCAAGCCGTGGGAAAACTCTCGGCCAAGCAACGGGGCACGATAACCTGATGGTTTGAACCAGGTCATTTCCCCACCCGGCAGCCCGATGATTCCCCACGGCAATCCGTGAAGCTCACAACTGACCCGGTCGGCCATGCTCGGGATCGGAGCCTTGTCAGGATGGCTATGGATGACGGCAATTACTTCGCCGCGGTCCTCTGCTGCTGCGTAGTCCCGGTGATCCATGACGAAGTTTTCGCGATCACTGACCGCCAGGTTGCCACAAGGAGCGTATTCTCGGCCGCTATCGGTCTTGAGCAATACGCCACACGCCTCGCTCGGGTAGACGCTTTCGGCGTGCGCCAGGATCTGACACTGGAGCTTTTGACTGATGCGCATGCTTACCTCGACGAAACGATCAAACTTGCCCCCAAAGAACCGCCGAAGCGGTTGGTGTTGCCGCGCAGCTTGCAACTGCTCCAGCGGCCGCCGCACCGATCGAGAGCCGGGTTATCGGTAGGCTCATCCTTCTTCGTGAAGAGGGCGGCGCCGGTATAGGCGCAGGCCTCTCCTCGGTACTGACCTCGGCACGCCCACCGGCAAAGCTTAGTGATCTGCTGGGCGGGTAGCATCTGCCCCTCCATGTCGATAGGGCTGCTGAGCGCGAATGTGACCTGCTCACGGGTTTCCTCGGTCTTCTGCTCGATGAACCAGATTCCCACCCGAGACTCGTCGGCTGCGTCGGGGTTGCCATCAGGGAAGTTCGCGGCATCCAGATAGTGCCTCCACGTCTCGATCACCCGAACCCTGGCGCCACAGAGGTCTCGCAACTGAAGGCAGATGGCCGATATCGCTCCTCGAATGCCGGCGAGCTCGTTTGCCAGTTGGAGGGTCGGCGACGCGGGTCGACCATCGCCACGAATATCAAAGCCTTTTGCGGTGATTTGGATCGGCTCGTACACATTGCCCTGCCAGATGATCTCCCCTTCCTGGGCGTGACCATGGAATCGCCAGAGATTTCCGCCAAGGCGCGTCGCATCCACCTCAAACAGCCGGATCAGGTTCCCCGGCTCAAGCTTCTGCACATCAGCATTGAAGGCCATGCGTTCTCCAGATATGAAAAAGCCCGCGCGAGGCGGGCTGGAAGGTTGTACAGCGTGGATGAAATGCCAGTGGCAACCGCCCTACCGGGGTAGTAGCGTCGTGCCTTCATGCAAGGGTTTCCCGACCCTGAGCGTGCCGGCCCAGGGATCGGGAGGCGCCAATGTCGGCGCGGTTAAAGACCTAGGAGGTCGAAATGAGCGTTAATCTGGAACAACGTATAGCAGCAATTGAGGCCGTTTTTGCCACGCATGCCTCAGCCAACACTAATGCGATTATCGAACTCATCAGTGCCGTGAAGGAAATTCCAGGATTCGAGGCAGCATCATTTAAGAAGGGGCTTCTTGATGCTAGATCGGTAAGCATCGAAGGCGGAATCCAAGAGCATTACAACCAACTAATCGACAACTTCATAGCAGCTATTGAGAGATAAGCTTAATACCTGCCATATATCTCCCTGACTTATCGAAAAGGATGCGATATTGAAGCTTCTTTTCTTTGCCATCCTTTTCGGTTTTTCCTGCTTCTCTGCTCATAATTTTCTCCCGCGGCATAGCCGCTCATGGTTGGTTGTTACGGGTAGAAGACCTGAACGAACGTGAAGCTCAGTTCGTACAGACCTCCCCCCAACGGCCTCAGTTTGTATCCATTGCACCGGTATCGACCCTGTACGCCGCCAGGGGGCGTCCATAGGAACGACCTGTACCCCTCGTGCCGGTCCAGAAAGGCGCGGGCGCCCAGGAGATCATCACCAGCCTCCAGGCGCCCGATGATCGTCATTCCATCCCATGTCTCGGATCTGGTGTTGATCCCCGTTCCGCCGGACTGAACGTATCCATCCCCGAAGTCGTTCTGCCAGGTGCGCTGGGCAATCTCGCCGGCAGTTCCAAGGCGGGTGCAGTAAGAAAAGGTCTCAGCCACTTATCGTCTCCAAAGCAGACCGTTCTGCCCCATCTCTTCCCGAATGACGCTCCGGACCTCCTCCCGCAAGGCCAGCCCGGCAGCCTCTCCCTGCATTCGAGCTTCCTCTTGGCTCATGCCGGGCTGGGCATTAACCGTGACCGGAGCGTTGATAGTGATCGACGGCGCCTGTCCAGCCCCAGCACTCGCGCCGCCTTCCCTGCTGAGGAAAGCAGTCAGGTCCCTGTTTTGATTCGGACTGAGCACCCGCTCACCAGCATCAAGCAGCCAGGTACTCTCCTTCGGGATGTTGTCGATGCCGCCGTGCGCGATGCCCGCGAAGGCCGCCGAAGAAACTCCAGCAACCATTGGCGCGGTAGCTGCGGCGGCAGCCGCAGCAGCACCAGCAGCCAGGCCAGGGCCAACAATCGGGATGGCAGCCGTCGAGGCAAACGCTGCTAGCTGTGCCTGAAACGCCGTTGCCTGAGCATTGGCGACCAGCCCGATTGCCGCAGTCGATTGAGCCGTCTTCCCTACGACCAACTGCACCGCCTGGTAGACAAGCCACTGGGCGGCCATGTCAGCCAGGGCCTTGATGACCGACTTAGCCAGGTCCGCAGCCATGTCACCGAACGCATCTCCGAGACTCTTGGTCCGCGTGACGATATCGGTGATTGCATCGCCCAAGCCGTTGGTAGCATCGCCAAGTGCACCAGATACGAAGTCAGAGGCCTGCTTCGAGTAATTCTGTGCATCCTCCACGTAGGTTTCCCATGCGGAGCGGGCTCCGGACACCCAGTCCCCCTGGGCCTCAAGTCGAGCATCGTAGTTTGCCTGCAACTGCTCCAGCATTTGCTCATGGTGCTTCTGTTGAGCCTGGAGTTCTTGCTGGTACTCGTCGTCGCTCATCCCGACCGATCTGTCTGCGTAGCGGTCGGCAAGATCCCTGCGGGCCTTGGCGTAACGGTCATTCTCCTCGTTCAGCTTGTCGAACAGCCCCCTCTGGCTATCGCTCATCCCCATCCCGAGGATTTCGCGCTGCCCTTCGAGCTTGAGATTGCCCAGGCTCTCGTCCATCGCGGACTTGATCTCTCTGAGCCGCTTCACGAACGGATTGGCCGCGTCCACTGCGGAGTTGAACGACTTGGCCGCCCACTCGATTCCCTTCGCATACTCCTGGCTCGTGATCTTCCCCCTGTCCTTCAGGGTGTTGAGGGCCTCGATGTTTTTCCTGTACTCGTCCGCCGCAGTCGCGGTAGGGTCGATCTCCTTCTTGAGGTCCCGATACCGCTCCTCAGCCTGCTTCAGCCCCTTCGCAGAGTCCTTCAACAGGTCCTTCTGGGACTTGGTCGAGGCATTCGCCTTGTCCACGGCTGCGGCATAGGCCAGGGCGCGCTTTTCATCGTCAGGACTTAGCTTCAGGATTCCAGCGTTGATCTGGGCGCGGAGCTTCTCTACCTCGGTCAGCTTGCCGGCGACAACGCTCTGTTTCTGCAAATTATCCAGATAGCTCGCGCCAGCCTTATCCGAAGCGAACCTTGCACCGTCCAGTTCTCGCTGTGTCTTCTGGATGGCAAGGCGCAAGGACTCTGCTTTCTCCTTTGCCTCGTCCAGCGAAGGACCAAACGGAATGTCGGTATTGTCGTCAACGCCCTTCTGGAACCGCTCTTGAAGCGCCTCGGCATCCTTCAATTGATCCTGAAGTCCCGCCAACTGCTGCTTCAACTGGTCATAGCTGAGATCGGAAAGATCCTCCGGAATCATCGTCCGAGCGGCCTGACGGATGCGGGTGGAGGCGTCTTCGAAAGCATTGGCCGCACGGCCAGCGTTGCTCTCGGCCTTGTCCCCGAAGTCGACGAAGGACAGGGCTACAGCGCCGATAGACAGAATGAGACCCGGCCACCCGGCAGCCATTCGGAGAATACCCGCGCCCGCCGCTCTTAGGGCATTCAGCCCAATGGTCAGTGAGGTGCTTGCGGCATACCAACGACCCAATGCCGCTGTGGAGGCAGCCTGAGCAGTCGCAAGCTGAGCATTGGCAACCGCGACACCCTCAGTCGCAGCCGCCCACCTTGCCATGGCTGCGGTCGCAGCCTCGGAAGACGCAACCGTGGTGGCTGCGAGTTGCTGCTCAGCAACCTGTAGCTGCTTGGTTATTGCAACCTCACTGAGCCTAAGTTCAACCATCCTGGCGACTGATTGCTGCCGTCCAATTTCGGTAATTTGGGCTCTTAGTCGCTGAACCTCAAGTTCCTTTTCGGCAGCGATTGCAGCCTGCACCGACTGAAGTCGAGCAATTTCCGAAGCCTGCCGCTGGCGATCAGCCGCAACTTGCGCTTCAGCGGAAACAACAGCCTGTCTAGCGCGAGCCGCTTCCGCGACAGCGGAAGTTCGAATAGCCTGGGCTCGAACAAGCTCACTTTGAGCGGACTGGGACGCCGCAAGGTTCTGTTCTCTGGTTGCCTTTACGTTAGCAGCCAAAGATACCAGCCACGTTCCAGAAACTGCAGCAACTCTCGCTATTGCTAGATATAAACCCGTATTGAGTATCTGAACGAAAGTTTGCACTCCCGTAGAGTCAAGCGACTTCGACAGGGAAACCATGGCTTCCGTAAAAGCCTTGGACACCCCGAGAGTGCTATCCAGGCTGCCGATCGCCCTGGTCGCGCTGTTCTCCAGAACTTGAAACGCGCCAGCGATGGTAGTCTGGGCGCGCGCAAACTGGTCATCAATAGCTCGGGTTTGAGACAGAATCGCCTCGAAGACCTGCTTGGAGGTCAGCTTGCCCTGTTCGCCAAGCTTTCGAATGTCTCCAACCGCAACCCCGAGACCGTTTGCGACGGCCTGGGCCAAGCCCGGAGCCTGCTCGAGTACCGAGTTCAACTCCTGGCCTCGGAGCACGCCAGAGGCAAAGGCCTGTCCGAGTTGCACCAGCGCACCTTCCGCAGCGGCAGCGGAAACACCACTGGCCGACATGGCCTTGCTGATGTTCTGGGTCACCTGGACAACTTGCTGTTGATTTACCCCGAGGTCGCCAGTTGAAGCGGCAATCCTCTGGTACAGCTCCGCTGTGCCCTCCAAGGATGACTGCGCATTCTGAGCGACGGAATACACTGCATCCATCGACTGACTGAACTGAGCCTGACTTTCGCTGACCTGCTTGATGCGGTTCTCAATAGAGACCCAGGCTTGCGAATATCCAACAAGTTCTCGGGCGCTCAGATAAGCAGCCGCCGCAACACCAATAGACTTGATAGCGCTAACTGCTGTCGAACTCGCCCGCTGCGTGCTTTGCTCAATCCGCGCCATGCTGCGCGCAGTGTCTTGGGAGGCGCGATTCATGCTCTGCTGAAATCCCCCAATGCGCGCAATGAGGTCGAGCGTCAGCACACCAAGGGAGCGAGAGGCCATTTAGCTTTTCTCCGGACAATAAAAAACCGCCCGAAGGCGGCTTGCATAGGGATTTTCTACTTCTTCAGATAATCATCCCCATTGAATATGATTTTCGGCCAATTTTAGTTTGGCCGATGCCAGTACAGACATGCCCATATCTCATATCTCAGACCGACAATGTCGGCATAGCTTAGCCTCCTCTCTGACGGCTTCCGCGCAATATGGGCATTTCTTAAAACCATTCGATATACCGACATCCACTGCAGCCTGACGAGACGAGCGTTCAGATGCTTGCTTATCTTCCCCTAGAATAAATATAAGAGGTATGGCGATTATCGGAGCGAAGAAACCAAAGACAAACCATAGGGCTATACTTCTTCTGCGAGATGCTGCCAGATACGCAGAGATTGACGCCAACCAAACCCCGAAAAACAAAATAGAAACCCAATTATTATAAACTTCCTCAAACATATCTTACCTGCCGATTAAATCAGAAACTAAAACAGCTTACCGACCAAATCTTGCAGGGGATGGAGAGGAACCTGCCCTGCTATACCCTGTAACCTTTCCATCTGGACCAAGAATTACCGAAAGCCCCTGGGTTTCGGTGCCAGCCCCCATAAACCCAACATAGGCATACCCCCAGGTAAGTACACGGCTCCCATCTGAATTGTATTGTTCCGCCATGGGCTTGCCAAAAATCGAAATCAACTGATCCTGAGTTGTTTGTCCCTGCACAATTCTATCCACCTGCTCCTGCGTAATCTCTTTTCCACTAGAGGCGCATCCACTTAAAACAGCAGTTAGAACTATTGAAGCAACCAATATCTTACGCATTAACAACCCTCCCGGTGGTGATCGCTCGGAATCTAGCACGGAGCCAGCATCCTGGCCAACCGGAGCGCCAGCACAGGAACCCAGCATCCTTGCCAGGTCAAACCCATGCGGCCATGGCTTGCTCGAGCGAGATACCCACCGGCTCTACCGGCCCCCGAACATGGGGGCGGAAGTCGTCGGGCTCGCACTTCACCCCGCCAACCTTGGCCTGGATCGCCGCCAATTGGGCCAGCACCCACTCCAGGCGATAGCTCCCGTTGAGGGAGCCACGCTTTTTCAGGTAGGCAACCCACGCCCTGTACTCGTCGTAGTCGATGCGTTCCTTCGCCTCTCGAATGGTGCAACCGCCGATGCCGTTCAGCACGAGCTCATGCCAAACCTCATCGGCGGGCGTCAGTTTTTTTCGTCACCTGGCCCAGTGCCATTGACCTCCGCGACAGCCTGCAAGAGCAGGAAGCCCAGCGCAGGGTCGAGGTTGAACGCAGTTTCGTAGGGAATCTCCTCTTCCCCACCCTCGCCCAGTCTGACGCTCTCGGCCAGGTAGCGCGCATTCTGGCTCTTCTTGTCGTCGTCTTGGGCGAACAGGCGTTCCATGGCACCGAAACTGCTGCGCTTGATGAACACGTCGAAGGTGTCCGTGACCGCTTTTTTCTTGCCCGGCGGGGTGTGCGTCCAGGTGATGCTTTTCTTCACCAGTCCATCGCCCAGGACCGCGCCAGCGGCCACTAGATCGGCTAGTTTCATGTCTGCTCCTTACGCGGTTTTCGGAATCCACTGCCCTGCGCCAGAGCGCTGGATCGTGGCCTGGGTGGCGACCAGGGTGTTGGCTGCAAAATCGAACGGGAAGTCGCTGACGTAACCACGGAAAACGAACCATGTACGCGTCGGCGGAAGATCAAAGTCCCAGTCTCCATTGCTGTCTTGGTCTGCGGACGGGCTTACACCGACACCATCTGACCAGCCGACAGCAAAGACAATATCCTGGTCACTGTCATCCTCTGAGAGCTGAAAGAGCCGAACATGGCTCGCATTCCGCGGATCTGCATTCAGTCCGAGAGTGGCTTGACCAGGGGTACGCATGCCCTTCTTGTATTTGCGCGAGGTCTCGCTCAAGCACGGGTCCTCGATCTGATCCGCCGGGTTTCCTCCGGGGTTGAAGGAGGTTGCGCACTCGATCTCCATCACCGTAAAAGGACCAGATCCAGAGCGGGGCGGAACAAGGGCATAGACCTGAGTTCCTTGGGTAAGCATCGACATAACGTCTTCTCCTGTAGCAGGCAATAAAAACCCGCGCGGTGGCGGGCTGATTGGTTTAGGTGTCTATCGCTGGACTATCCAGTCGATGTCAAAGCTGACTCGGTAGGTCTTGGTATCAGGATCAACAGATTCCCCTCCCCAGCGGACTACATAGGCTGAAAGCTCAATTGCATCCCTGATGGCCTTTGCTGCATCTCTGGCTTCCGCAGCGGTGGCTGAGAAAATGTCCACCTGGAGGGTGAACCCATCGGCGTCAGGGCGCCCCCATAGGTAGTTCTCCGGCGATCCAGATATGGTCTGCCATGTTGCGTACGGCTTGACGACGAGCTGGGGGGCCAGGCCAAACTGATACATCCTCAGCGGGGACGCACCGAGAATCGCGGTAACAGCGGGACTACTTGAGCAGACCTTAAAGATTGGCGGATGCATCACCTCCCCCTTAGAGCCTTGTCTATTTCGCCATCAAGCTCGGATATGAATTTTTCAGTAACGGGCTCAATGTTTTGAGACAGAGCAGGCCGCATGAATGGCTTCGCCGGCGAGTACTTGGTGCCGAACTCCAGATAGCGCCAGTGCCTGGTATCACCACCAGGATTTCCGCTTGCATCCTTGCTGTACTGGTTTCGACCAGCGCCGCCGCGCACTCCAACCTTCATCACCACCCCCCCTTCACGCCGCCCCTGCTTGGCGGACTCTTGAGTGATGATGTTCTTCCAGATTTTCTCTGGTGTTTCGGGATCATCGACAAGTCGCGCCTTTTCTCGTGCGGCATCCCTGACAATGTTCATCGCCCTGCGGGCTGCTTTTCTCAGGCCGTTCTTTTGGAGGCGCGGGCCAAGAGTTCTGAGTTTCTCGAGCACGCCTTCAAGCCCGGTGATGCTGAACTCAACGCCGTCAGCCATGGACTCTCCGGAACGCAAAGCTGGTGATGCCTTCTCGGCCAAGTTTCGACTCCTGGTCGTTTAGCTCGACACATTCGAAACCTTGACGCTCGCACCATCCGATCAAACCGTGCATCGTGTGGTACCAGATATGCTCACCCGGCTTGTAGTGCTTGGAGGACAGGCAGTCAGCCTGATCCTTATAAATCGGCATCGACACGAACAGCCACTCGCCAACATGGTCCAGCAGTTTCTCCGGCTCCGGGATGTGTTCCAGGCTGTCCCAGCAGGTCACAGCCTCTGCGTGGTGCTGGTACGGGTCGTAGTAGCGCTCCTGCGCCTTCAGCCAGTCCACCGCTTCCGGATTCACGTCAAAGCCCATCGCGCCGGACTCGGTGACGAAACGGCCTCCTCCGATACCGATGTCTACCACCTGGCCGGCAAAGTGACGGCGCACCAGATCAAGACGGGCCCGGGTCAGCGCAGCGCCCATCGGGGTAGCGTCAAGCAGCTGGTACTTCTCGAAATACGGTCCCGTGTAGTCCATCGGAGGGCGCGGGTGGAAGCCCATGCCAAGCTCTTCAGACCAGAGCAGGCAGTCGGTCAGCCCAGGCGGCAAAGCGTGCGTCATGATCGGCGATCCTTTTGTCACAAGTGTGCTGTTTCAGGGTGCAGCGGCAGAACCTGTCGGGGA